AGCCTCATCATCAGTAAGTTGTTCAGAAAAATATGTATCAAAAGGTAAATCTTCTATCTTGCTACCTGGAAAGTATTCAAGTTCTCCAAGTTGGTTTGTAAAATACATTCTAGTTTCATCAATACTTGCCATCCATTTGCTTATGCCTTTTTGTAATTCTTTAGGCAAACCTATATTTTCGAATTTTTCACCAATATGTTTTTGTACATCATTCCATATATCTAAAATGTCATTCATGTTTCTTACACCTTGTGCTCTATCTACGGTATCTATACCTTTTTGTGTAAGAGCTAGGTCTGCTATTCTATCTAAAGCAGGTTCTGCTATTGCATCATCTACTCTCGCATATCTCATCCAATCTTGTAAATCAAAAAACGACTGATTAAAGTCATTGACATAAAGTTTTGGTGCAGGAAATGTTTCAAACAATCTACCTACAGCAGTGTTATTTAAATTTTGTCGTATAGCCCCAGACAAGCCTACGGCTTCTCCTAGTTCTCCACCGACCATACCACCTAATTTAGATGACACCTTGCCTCTGAATATCATAGATGTTGGGTTTAGTTTCTTAGTAATCTCTCCTGCTTCTATTGCACCAACTAATAAATCTTCTACATCTTTAGTTGTCTTAGCTTGTTTAATATTTCTATGTAATACAGCATCAGCACCACTACTACCTCTTTTACCTAGTAATCTTTTTATAGTTCCATAATCATCTGCTTTGACTAATTGATTAACAATCTTTCTACCTCCAGCAGTTCTTGTTACATACTCAATAGCAGAAGGAACATGTACTGTTTTTCTTACAGCTTTGTCTATTATTCCAGCACCTTTTAAAACATCACCTTGTGATAATGACCTAGTTACCTTGCCGCCTTTTGACAAATAACCACCAACTAATATTGTTGGGTCAGCTAGCAGTGTAAATGCACCATCAACAATACCTGTTGCTACATTGTATGACCTTGAACCAGGTTCTAGTACATTAGCAAACATAGGAGCTGCAGGTGTTAATTTAACCGTACCATTCTTAGATTGTATAGTAAGTCCTTCGTCTCTAGCTTGTTCTTGATTAGTTATATCTTCACCGTAATAGGACTGAACTATCTTCTTTACTTCTTCTGGGTCAGCACCTCTACCAACCATTTCTTTATATATATCAGTATTTTCTGCTAATGTAGAGTTACCAAAAAATCCTTCACCTAGGTTTACCTTTTCACCTGCAAGAGATTTCTTTATTGCATCTCTACCAACAGAAGGACCTAACATTTGTCTAGTCTTTTGCCATTCGCTCTGTGCTTGTTTGTCAAATAATAAAGAGGATGCAGCTGCAACAAAACCTTGACCGTCACCATGCTTTCTATCATTAAGATATTTTTGTGTAGCTAACATAGGTTTCTTTACTAACTCATCTTGAAACGAATCAAAACCAACAAATGCAGTTCTTATAGCACCTTTACCTGCATTCTTAGTTCTATCCCACCAAGTCTTTTCTACATCTAACCAACGCTCTACTAAAGGAGCTAACTCTGGAGATTCTGTAGTAAGTCCCATCAAAGCAGAACCAATCAATATATCTTTAGGTAGATAAAAGTTTTCTGAAATAAGTCCTTTGAGGTTTGCAGCAATACCAGGATTAGATTCTAAAGCAGTAACAAGTTGTTCGGCTTGTACAAATCTTTCTTTTTGAGTTTCTTCTTCTAAATTCTCTGTGTGAGGAGGTTGCCACCACCATCTAATTTCTGCCATTAGAACTCCTAACGATTGAATTTCATTAAAGCTGCTATTTCTTTACTAGGTAAAACTTGATACATGCCTTGCAATATCATATCAGGGTCCATACCTGACATCATTGGTTGCTGTGCAAGTGTTTCTTGTGATTCAAAAGGTCTATCTGTAAACCTAGTTACATCTTGTATAGCACCTGGGTTAGGTCCTATAGCTTGTGGTGCAACTTCTGTTTCAACAACTCTGGTGTCTTGACCAGCCATCATTGCAGCATTTTCTAAATCAGCTAACTCTGTAGCTTCACCTTTAAAGTTTTCAGCTTTATACTTACCTTTAACTCCTCTACCCATAAAATTCATCTCCTTCTGGAATAATTAACATATCTAGTCTGCCTACTCCAGGTATGTACGCTAAAGTAATATGACTAATTGGTGTTTCGTTTATTTCTGTTTCTGCTGGTGGAGTATATTCTGGAAAGTTTCTTGCTACTATTTCAGCAAATTGCAAGTAATCATTCTCCATTACCCACCACCTAACAATGCACCTAGATTAGGAGGTCCACCTTGTTGTACTGCTTGTGCTTGTTGTGCTTGTTGCAACATAGCTTGTTCTTCTGGAGAAGGTTCTTCACCTACTGCTGAAAAGAATTTTTCTAATATGCTACCAATGCCTTTAGGATTGTTGTAAATTTCTACAACAGCCATCATTGCTTTAGTATCACCCTGTTGGGATTGTTGCAATAACATTTGAAATAATATTTCTTCTGTCTTTTGTTTTGTTATTCTTTCGTTAATTTGTACAATATTATCAAGTCCGTCCATTTCTTGTTGCATTGTTTCTTTATCTATGATTCCTGCTTGTAACAACTGTAGACCTGTAATTATTTTGTTAGGTGCATCAAAGGAAGCCATAGCACCATATTTTCTTTTTGTATTGTAGTTAGTATCTATATCTCTATCTGGAGTATAAAACTCTGCAAAAGATGCTCCTTTGTATGTACCTGTCATAGGTTTACGTTTATTACCTAATAAAATCTCATCCAGTTCAAGACGTTTGGAATCAACTTCTTGTAAAGCATACTCTAAAATCGTATGATATTCAGTAACCATAGCACCAACGCCAGATTCTAATTCTTCTAAACCTCTACCTGTTACAAATGAGTTAGGTGAGATTGCATCATCCTGAACTGGATAACCTGCTACTACTCGCAATTGTCTTTCGAGTCGTCCTACAGACTCAAATAATTGATACGGCAAGTTAGTAACTGGTTTAACTACTTGTGAACCAGGAGCTAAATAGTTTATAGAATGTCTTCCTTTTCTATATTTACCTGATTCTATCTCACCAACAATATTTGTTTCTGTAAAAACTGCATCTTCCATAGCTATAACTGACAAGATGTTTATCTTTGCCATAGCTGCCATTAGACCTACTACTTGGTCAAACTGACCTTGTAACTTGTCAAAACTAAATCTTTTAGCAACAACAAAAGCAGGTCCTGATTTAAGGACATTTGGAATAAAATCTACAATTTTCTTAGAAGCTGGGTGTATAACATATGTTCCTTCAGGATTCATATATTCTACAATGACATCTCCGTCATCACTTGAATTACTCCAACTAGCGTCATTATTACCTAATCCGTATAAAGCTGCTGGTTGGTTTTGTCTGTCGTTTTCTTTGGTGTCGTTGTACCATCCTTTGAGTTCTGGGTACATTTGCAATAATTCTTTAAGAGGAACTGTTTGTACAATAGCTAACTCTTGTGGTTCTTGCATGTTACCTAGATAACCAGGATAACAATCATAAGGATTTCTTAGTTCTGCACAAGGATATATGTTTCCGTTAGCATCTTTCTTAGATGTTATAACCCATACACAAAATCCATAACCAGGTAGCCATCTTGCTACTTGTGGCATTTGTAAATCAAGTTTTTGCATATTGTCGTATGAAGTAACAATTCTTTCTATTTTTTCTTTTTTAGCTTTGTTACGACTACTGTCTCTTGCATTAGTTATCTGTACATCTAACGAAGGGGTTTTGCCAATCTTTTGTGCTAATCTATCTAAAGCAGATAACATTAAGTTAGGTGCAGGTAAAGTCCCACTATCTACATTTTCAGTACCCAGTAATTCTGCTATTCCCTCTTCACCACCATTAAGAATACTTTTAAATCTGTGCCTGTCAGGTAATGCATCTCTGTGCATATTCCTTAAATGTACTGCTCTGTCTAAAATTTGGTCAGGTGTCATTTATCTCCAGGGTATTTCGTTCCAGTCCATGGTATCATACTTATCGTAACTTGGTGAGTAATCATAGGACATATCTTCATAAGTTAATCTTGTTAAAGTTCTTACAGTTTTCATAGGAAACCAAGAAGCCATCACTACATCTGATGCAATTGCCCTACTAGTACCCTGTCCTTTAGAGGCAAAGTATGTTAATTGTTTAGTATAAAGTATTGATTTAGATATAGCTTCATCATCTCCAAATGGCAAAGTAATAATACCTTCTTGAAACATAGGTGCTAATGATGTTACACCAAACTTTTGGTCCCACTTGTTTTTATGTGTTTCATGTCCTTCTAACTTAATACCTTGTGAAGCAGCAAATTTTTTAATTCTATCATCTTGTCTAATTGCTTTTTGAAATCCGTTCTCTTCTATAACCCAGTGATAACAACCATATCTGTCATACCATTTCTTAATAAGTTCCAATGCTTCATCTAGACCACCACCTTGGTGGTTTTCTAAATCAACCAATGTTAACTTAGGTTTGTTATCTTCTGTCTCTACTGCCCATAAGAATCCTGCTTGATAGCCTGTTGCAGCAGGGTCAAGTCCAGCAACTAGGTAACTACCTTGTGGAATATAACCTAGTGGTATTGATGTGTCGTAACATTTTTCTATAATCTCTGGATTAAATATATTTAGTCCTTCTGCCATAGCTTTATTCAGATAAACCATCTCAAAGTTTTTTAACCCACCTGTAGTAAGTGCGTCATTTTTTCTATTCATTAACCATTTAAAAGTTCTAAAACTACTCCACAACATACAGTCAACATGTTTCTCTTCGTCAAACTCTGCTAGAGAACACATGCTGTCATGTGCCTCTTCTACTATTGTTTCCCATGCATTGTTGTTTAACAAAGCAGAATATAAATCTTCAGGGTGTTGTCTAGAGCCAATAAGAACCATAGCTGTATGTTCTTCTTTTCTTGAACCTAATGTAGTCGTCCACCATTGTTTTGTATTTTCTCTTGACTTAGGTTGCATAGTAGAGCTGTGGTCTTCAATGTCATCTGCAATAATTATGTCACAGTCTCTTGACAGAATCTTACCACCTCGTCCAATACCTATCATTGTAGGTGACTTAATACCAGGTATAGTTCTAGTAGCAACAGTAAATTGATTTTGTGACCAAGACTTACCTGTTCTGTTAGCTGGTTTAAAATTACCACCTGGTCCACAATAGGCTTCTTTAAGTTTATCATTGTTATCTAATGTATCCATAATTGATGATACAGAGTTTTTAGCTATGTCCTCGTTACCACCTACCCACATAATTCTCATATTAGGGTTTGTGCATATAAGCCAAACTACAAAATGTATAAGAAGTTCTGTCTTGCCATGTCTAGGTGGAGAGAGAATCATTTGTTGTCCACCTGTGTCAATAGCTTTTATAATTGAGTCTATCCACACTTTGTGAAAATCTGCTGTCTCAAACAGTTCACCTTTCTCTGTTTGGAAATACATATCTCTAAAATCTTGAAAGTCTTTTTCTGCTTGTAAGGTAGCTTCTGATTTCTCCCAACTTTGTGTTGCTGCTGCTTGTTGTATATCTTCTTGGTAAGCACCTAGTAATCTAGAAATGTGTGCTGGTGTGCAACCTAACAACTCTGCTATCTCTTTACGTTTCATATTGTTATTAATTAAATCTAGTGCATAACCTTCTTCTACAAATTTGTCATACAACGCACCTCTTCTAGTTGTAGCTACTTGTGTTTTGTTAATTGATTTTTCTTCAGGTTTATATTCACGATTAAGTTTGTCTGCTCTATGTACTCTTTTTTGTTCTCTCCACTTGCATGTGTCAGAACAATATTTTCTTTTCCCTTTAGGTAATGCATTTGTACATTCTGGAGAAACGCAAATTAAATTAGGCATTATTCTTCTTCAGCTAGTTTGTTTGCTTCTTCTACCATAACACTCATGTTGTGGTTATAATCAGCTACAAATTTTTCTATAAGAGCATCTATCTTAGGTGTGTTAGGTTTTTTATCTATTATAGGGCTACCGCATGCTGCAGATAACTCCATTGCCCATGACTTTAAATCTTCAGGTTTTACAAATATATTTGTTTCTTGTTTTATCTTTGCCATTATTTTTTAATCTTTTTTATCTTGCCATTTTTAGTTCTAGCAAACTTATGTGTTTTAGTTTCTCTAATAAGAGTACCTGAATATCTCTTACCTTTCCACATCCAACTTACTTTAGCCATTACTTCTTCTTCTTTACTGCTCTAGATTTTTGTACAGCTTTTAAATTTATTTTCTTACCAGCTTTATATGCAGCAGAGGTTCTTTTAATTTCTGCAGCAACACTAGCTTTAGAATTTTTTTTATTCTTTAAATACTTAGCAGGTACACCTTTTTCATATTTATTAGTGCGTTTACTTTTTTTTCTTTTTTGCACTCTTCTTTTTCTTTCCTGACTTAATATCATTATCTTGTGAATGTCCACCTTTTATAAAACTATTTACTCTACCCATAGCCCAT